TTTAATACAAATTGTAGCCTATGGGGCAGCCGATGTATTTTTAACTGGTATGCCTCAAATAACATTTTTTAAAATTGTATACAGAAGATATACAAATTTTGCTATTGAAAATATTGAACAAACCTTTAGTGGAACAAAAAATTTTAATAATACAATATCGTGTACATTAGATAGAGTTGGAGATTTAGTGAGTAGAATGTATTTAAAAGTTATAATTCCATCTGTTACTATTCCAAATCCAAATTTTATATCAACATTTAATCCAAACGATCAAAATGATATAAATAACTTACAAATACAATATACAAATTTTAAAAGTATAATGAATTTTTTATATAGATGTTATCGTGAAATTACATCATATTTAAAAACAATTAATCAAACAATTAGTTTAACGTTACTTTTTAATAAAATACAACAAATTGTTAATTTATATTTTACATCAACTGAATATTCAAATTTAAAATCAAAATTTAATGCTCTTTTTAATATTAAAATCCCAATAAATAACTTTTTTGTAGCAAATTTCTATGATTCAAATGGTAATTATTTATATGGTGATTCATCATTCAATAATAGTAGAATAACAGATATTGATATTGTTAAAAATATAACAAATTATGTAGTTACAAGTTTTTCAAATTCAGCTGCATTAATTACAAAAATAAATGCGGATTTAACAATTTTCAAAAATCTTTCATCTCAAATGGATCAATATTTATTTAAAAATATTTCTGATCATTCAAACTTACATAGAAACTATGCAAATTATAAATTTAGTTGGGTTAAAAAATTAGGTCATCAAATTATTAGTAATTTATTTGTTGAAATTGGTGGACAAAGAATAGATCAACACAATAATGATTGGTATAATATTTGGAATGAATTATCATTAAACAGTGAATTACAATTAGTATATGATAAAATGATTGGGAATATTGAAGCATTAACAAAATATTCATATGATATAAAAACAGGATATACAATGTATATTCCTTTAAATTTTTGGTTTAATAAATATATATCTGGCGCATTACCTTTAATATTTTTAAGATATAATGAAGTTAGAATTCAACTTGAATTAAATAATGTAGAAAAATTAATATATACCGATGCTCCTGCTGATACAGATTTTGAAAATATGATTCAATTAACTGATATTAGTTTATTAGTTGATTATATATATTTGGATGTTGATGAAAGAACCAAATTTTCTCAATCATCTCAAGAATATTTAATTGAAGTTGTTCAAAATTATAATTATCCTATGTTAACATCTAATCAAATAACGATAGAATCATATTTTGTTAATTCTGTTAAGGAAATGTTTTGGGTTGCTCAAAGTAATAAAAATTTAACAAATAAATTTTATGATATATATGATTTAGGAGTTATATATAATATCTCGAGTATAAACAACGTTCCAACAACAACATTAGAACAAAAAGTACAATTATTAATTGGAACTCATGTATTTAATATTGGTGATACAATTAAGATTTTTAATTCTCAGTTTTATAATGGATCTTATGTTGTAAAAGCTCTTGACTTAACATCTATAACAATTTATTCTAAATTTTATGTTACTGAAACTGACTCATATGTTATGTTAGATCAATTATATACAAATATTACAACATTTAATGATAAAAATCCAATACAAACATCATCATATAGTTTTGAACAATATGAAAGATTCCAAAATTATGATTCAAATTTTACAAATTATGTTCAACCATATGCTTACCATACTAAAACACCTTCTGATGGTATTAATATATATTCATTTTCTTTAAATCCAGAAGAATATCAACCAAGTGGAGCAGTTAATTTGAGTTCATATAAATACAAGTCTTTTATATATCAATTTAATCAAAAATTTATAGATTGTGTAACAACTAATTCAGACGCATTTATGATAAAAACATATGCTCTAGGATATAATATTCTTAGTTTTAAAAATGGAATGGCAAGTCTTGTTTTTAATATATAAATAAAAATCAAATAAAAATCAAATAAAAAAATTGATTTGTTAAATTCTTCATTTTTATTTTCCAGTATTATTATTATCATACTGAAAAAACTCACTGAACTCGTTAACATTCAAAAACCATTCTTCACAATTTGTAGAAAACCTCTAGTTGAACAAATCAATTTATGGAAAAATAAAATTCCAAGGATACAACCACATTATGCTGTAAAATGTAATAATGATCCACATTTAATAAATATATTAAATGAACATAATGTAAATTTTGATTGTGCCAGTGGAGGAGAAATACAACAAATTCTAAATAGTAATATTAGTAGTACAAAAATTATCTATGCAAATCCNTANAAGAATATAAATGATATTGATTATGCTGTTAANGAAAAAATACCCATAACAGTTGTTGATTCATTGGAAGAATTAGATAAATTAAGAAATAAAAAAATAGAAACAATGGTTAGAGTGAAAGTTAATGACAAAGATTCATTAATGCCGTTTAGTTCGAAGTTTGGTGCGAGTTTTGAGGAAAGTATGGATATATTAAAAAGAGCAAAAGATTATAAAATGAATATATCTGGATTTTCGTTTCATGTTGGGAGTGGATGTTTTAATTCAAATCAGTATTATGATGCTGTTAAAATGGTATCTGATATAATGATAAAATCAAATTATTTAAATCATGAATATAAAATAATAGATATTGGTGGTGGATTTGCTGGAGATAGTGATGAAAAGTTTTTAGATCAAGCAAAAAAGATTAATGAAGCAGTTGATATGTTTAAGAATGGATTTCATCCATACAGGGATATAAATTTTGTGTCAGAACCTGGTCGTTTTTATATGACTAAAACTCATACATTATATGTTCCGATAATAGCAAAAAGAAAAACAAATAATAAGACCTTTTATATAGTAGATGAAAGTGTATATTCTTCATTTTCTAATATTAAATATGATATGGCAAATCCTAAATTTGAAATTGTTAATCAATCAAGAAAAACGGGAAAAGAGTATGATTCAGTAATTTTTGGGAGAACATGTGATTCTGGAGATAAAATCCAAGAATTAAAATTACCTGAATTAGAAATTGGTGATTATTTTGAAATTAAAAATATGGGAGCATATACTACTGTATCCTCTACAAATTTTAATGGTTTCAAAAGTACAGAGAAAGTTTATTTATGTTGAAAATAAAAATTATTTAAAATAATTTTTATTTAAAAGATCATTATATATTAGAGTATATGCCTTCTGGAATAATTCAATTATTGGCAAGTGGCGCCGAAGATAAAATACTTACATCTAAACCTGAAATGAATCACTTTAAGAAAGTATATATGAAACATTCGAGTTTTTCTATTTTTAATTATGAAATACCTGTAACTTCTCAGTGTGATTTTGATGGTCTAGTTCAATTAGAAATACCAAAAAACGGAGATCTATTAAGAGGTTTACAATTAAAAATAGAGTTACCACAAATCAATATTTCATATAATAATAGTTCAAATGTTGAAATAACTCGTATAAAAAATCAATATTCATATAAATCAATTAACCAAAGTATATATAATTATAACTTATACAACTTAAATACATTCAAAGATATCGTAGAATATCAATTAAATTATACAAATATACCTACGAATTTCCAATTATTTCAATATGATTCTGTTCTCAATCAAGAATCTTATAAAGTTGTAATACCAAAGATTGATTTAAATCAATTTGTTGAAAATTCAAAATCTCCATATTATTTTGAAATTAATCCTAATCCATTAATATTTAGTAATGCAAATATTTCATTTGAATATCCAAATATCGCTGCACCTATTATAGAAACGAACTTTAGTGAATTTTCTAATAAAATATTACTTTATTCAAATAGAAATAATAAATTATCGGCAACATTTAATATTATATCTGATTTATTTGAAAAAAATGATACTACAACATTATTAACATCAGATAATATAAAAAATATATTTATTAAAAATATTAAGGATTATATATTTAAGAATAATGAAATTGCTGTTATTGATTCATTATTAAAATATATTGACTCTATACGATTTGTTCGTCCGATTCCATTATATAATAAAACAAGTGTGAATAATATATTAAATGGTGGAGACGAAGATTTAATTGGATTTTCTGAATATGATTTAACATATTATAAAACAACAGATCTTAAACAAGTTATTATTACATCAACTATGTTAAATACATCATTAGCATCTATTGATACTCGTTTAATATATGTATTAACAACAGACACAACTGATAATATGATTATATATAATGGAGTTAAATATGGATTATATAATATATTAAAGTTTGATTTTATTACAACGTCTACATTAAATTCTTCATATAATGAAAAAATTATTACATCATATCCATTATTTAATTATACAAATTTATTTACATATATTAATTTAATAAATATAAAAATAACACCTATTACTGACACTCCAACATTTACATTTAATGATTTCAGTGAATTATATTCAATTAATAGTATTACTAAAAAATTAAATGGTGATTATGAAATTATAATGGATTTATCTAAATCGTCTATATTATATAATATAAATTTAAATAATAGATATATTTATTTTTATTATAATATCACAAGCTCATCAATTGTATTACCTTTTTGTATTTTTAAAATAAAAAATTATTATATTACAGAAAATAAAATATACATATTATCAACTGATATAAAATATGCTGGAATAAATTTTATTACAAATTTATTATATGTAATTAATAATACAATTATTTTAGAAACAAACACAACAAATAGTGATGATTATGATATTAAAAAAATAGATATTTCGGATATTAACTTAGATTCTATTAATTTATATACAAATTATATTTCAAGTACATCAAATATTAATTTTAATTTGAATGGTAATATTGTCGTAGAAACATCACAAAAAAATACGTTTAAAACTAATTTTAATTCATATATTTTACAGAATATATCTGATAATTATTCAATTTTATATAATATTTTATCAACTATTTTTTATAATCCATCTAAATTTACAGACGTATATACATATGCAAAAAATTTATATTTTCAAGTATTATTAACAAATGATGGTTTCGGGGGATTTAGTTTATCCGGAATAGGATCATCTACATTTAGTGAACAAGATAGTACTGGTAATAATATAATGAGTCAATATTTACAAAAGATATTAAATCAAAATTTTAATAATTTAACAATTACAAATAACTATTATTTATCAATAATTAGTAATTCAATTAATACATATAGTGCAGCTTTTCAATCTAATTGGAATAATATTAATAATGTTATTCAAAAGTCAAATTATATGATTAATTTGAATAAAAAAATCAATTATTTGGAAAATACAAGACAATATGTTCAAATTCAAATGAATGCAAATTTGTTTATAACATCTGATACTATTACAAATGTTTATGCATATAATAATGATGGAGTAAATATTGCAACATTTTATGTTAATGCAAATAACTTTGTTCGTTCAAGTTCATCTATTTTTAGTATGAATTTATATTTAAATGATTTTGGTAGTAATATTAGTAATATATTTTTATTAAAAAATACTTATACATTTTCTACAGGCAATATTGATAATATAAAAACTTCAAAAATAAATAATATTTATTATGCAGATACTACATATACAAGTAATGTTAATGCATTTATTAGTAGAAATCAATTATATAATGAAGGATCAAGTATTCATGGTAATTATATTTTAGAAGATTATATAATAAATTTATATGATTATATCAATGTAACTTATAAACAATATTTAACATCTAAAAAATATACATCATCTATTGATATTTTACCAATAATTGACAATAATATATTATATAAATATACAACGAATAACTATCATGATTTATTAAATAATATTGATAAAAGAATCATTTATTTAGTAAATGATATTACACCTGCTGGAGGAACATATTTACGTTTTCTAACTGATTTTCAATATTTAACAGATGCAATTAAATTAAACAGTTATGTATATGATAATTTAATATCTAGTTTTTACGATACAGCTATGATTAAGGGATATTATTCTGCAAATTCAATTTCAAAGGTAGGAACTTTAAATATACNTATAAATTTTCATCCAGAATGTTTATCATTTACTAGTTTTATTCAAAACATATTTAATTCTAATACATATCCTTTTTTTACTACACCTCAAGGATTATTATTACAAGAATATATTTATTATATATATGGATCACAATTAGATGTAAATAATGTATCAAATATTGGATCAATTAAAAGTGACAATTTTACTTATGCAAATATTCAAAGACTTGGAAATGTATTAGCTTCTTCAATTGTATATGATGCAAGTAATGTAGTAGTTCAATTACATGATTCTAATATTCAACCAAGTTATTTTAATAATAAAAATTACCAATATAATATAAATCCTCATTTATACTATTCATATTTAAATCTTGGATATATTGAGAATTTATTATCATTAAGCGTAGATAGTAATATTTTTTTAGAAATAAAAAATTATGTAGATTTTACATATTCAGATATTGATAATGTAATCACAAATGTATTAAATTTTTATGTTGGTTCATCAGATTATTATTCAACTTTTGGTATACCAAATGTTACTCTTTCTTTATCAAATAGTACTTTTTATTCGAATGTTTCTGGATATTCAACAATTAAAGATGATATATTAAAATATGAAAGTAATATATCAGTACCAACAAGTAATTTAAATATATGTTTATCTGATTTAATATTTTATTCAACACATAGGATAAATAGTTCACATACTCAATATGAAACTAATCTTATATCTAATGCTAATGTTTATGTTCAAGATGTTAAGAATCTTATAATGTATTTTAATGATTATTTAGATAATTTACAATTTATTAGATATATCACATCAAATGACACGACAATTACATCTGCCGCATTAACAAATAAATTAAAATTAACTTCTTATTCAAATCTTGATACACTTAATATTAATGATTATACATTAGAATATTATAGCTCAAATGATATGTATATAGCATTGAATAATTATAGATCAACATATGTATATAATGATATATTAACAACATTTGATACAGATACTCAAAATTATTATAATTATGTTGTAAGTATAAATAATACTATCGACATTGGGTCATCATTAAAAGATATATCAGATCAAACTTCTATATTATATCCTCTTTCAGATATTTATACAATTGTAAATACTCAAAAAATATATGGTAATATCTTTATTCCAAATATAACTTTAATTAAAACATATTTACTTGATAAGCAATCTATTTTTACAAATTATTATAATGAATATGTAAATAATAGTTATGTTTTAAATTTAAAAGATGATATTGAATTAAATACAATTAATAATAGTATTAAAAGTATAAATTTAACTTCAAACCAATATATTCCAACACTTTCAACAATGGATCAATTTGGTGTTTATAATAGAAAATTATTTGGATATAATGTTTATCAATACAGTGATTTTATATATGATAAAACATCAAGTTTAACATATTTATTTACAACACAAAGTAATCTCGCAAATGTAGATACATATACAGTTCCATTTTTAGATACATATGTATATGATAATTATTATAAAACTTATGAATTTCAATTAAAACGTATTCAATCATATTTTTTTAATAATATTCATACTCCAAATGATTCTGATTTAAAATATTTAAAACCATATTATGCATTGGAAAATTATGATATACATAATTATAATCCACTTTTAATAATGCAAGTAAATAAATTATATAATAATGAAATTCCATCATATATATCAAGTAATATTATAACATTAACAAAATTAGATAATAATTTTAATGAATTAGACTATAATGTAAATAGAATAATAAATAATAGTATGTATTATGTTGATACATTAAAAATACTTGATAATATTACATCATTTTCAACGTCAAATTTAAATACAATGACATCATTTCTTGCAAATAATATTGTATATACATCTTGGATATTAGAAAATGAAAATCCACCATCTGGTAATACAACTCCGTATTCATTATTAGATAGAGGAAATATTACATTTTTAACACTATATGATAGTAGTAATATTACGACTATTCCGATTATTAATATACATAATAATGATTATATAGATTTAGGAGCTTATAATACGACTAATTCATATGAATTATTTCAATGTAGTTTATATTATTTATTATGTGATTTATATTTATTAGATGGAAATATGAGAGTAAAATACAATGATATTAATACATATTTTACAACGACAACTTATACAAATGTCTATAGAACACTCGTATCTGAATATTTTTATTTAATATTACGTGGTAAACAAGTCATGCAAGAATTAACAATATCAACAGTTAAATATTCAGATATTTATAATATCGTCCAAACTACAAAAATCTATGATTTATTAAATGAATGGTATTTAAATAGCTTATTTGTTGATACACATTATGATTTATTTAATGTTTCAAATGATTATAAAATTCCTGAAATACAAAATAATCATCTTTATTCTGAAAATTATATGACTGTTTTTTCGATAAAAAATGCAATAAATGATAAAAACTTTCAACATTTAATTGATTTAACAAATTATAATAACAAATACACTCAATTTTATTACTTAAATTCACCAACAATATCAAATATTTCCCTTCTCCAACAATTATATCTATCAAATATAAACAACAGTAATATTGTATTTTTAGGTAATACAGGTGTTTTAGCAAATACTTCTTACAGTAATTTATTAGTTACTACGTTAGATTATGATGATATATATTCAAGTAATTTAATTGCGTATGGTGCAAATCTATATTCAAAGGTATGGTATATTAATAGTAGTATTTTAACAGGATATGCAAATTTAACAATTACATTCAATGATTTGAAGATAATAAAAGGGAATATAATACAATATTTTATAAATGAAATAAAAAATTCAAATGTTATCACAAATCATTTATATTATGATTCTGTTTCAAACACTAATATTCAAACAATACCAATCAGTAATATTACATATAATGGAAATGTAATTTCAAATGTTAATATCAATTTAAATGACAATACTCTTAATATTCAAGGATATTCGGGAACATATTATAAATTTGATTTTGATTATCTTCCAAAATTATATGATTATGAAGTTAACCGTGGAAATTTAAGTATAAAATTAAATCATTTTTATGATAATAATTTTTCAAATATATATGATAATTTATTTATTCAATATAAGAATTTATACATGGATAATACATATATTGTAACAAGTAATATTGATATTAAGCAGTATTCTGGATATATGTATTTTACTAATTTTATTAATGATTTAAAAACATTAATAGTTGATCATAATTTTGAATATAATTTAACCATCACTTCTTCAAATTTTAATGTATTAAATGGAAACATATTAATTGCTCCAGAGACTGTTACCCAATACACCAACTATATATCAGCATTAGAAAAATATAAATTAGAATACTCTATTAAAGATTCTCTTGGATTTATTAGTGATCCATTACAATTTGATACAAATTATGTTAGATATACATTAATGAACCATGGAGCAAATATAACTAGTGATGCTAATATATTTTCTAACAAGTTACCACATTTAATTGAAAAAACAGATTCAATCCAAGTTAACACCTATAATAGATTATATACATTTAATCAATTTATTAATTTAGTATTTAGTGCATCTATTAATGGTAGTATTGCATATGATGAAGTATCGATAAGTAATACATATATTGGTAATACAGCTGTTCCTGTTATACAAAATTCAGCAGATATTAAATTAGCAGAATATAATATATATTCATATCAACAAGGTGGAGATTCAAANGTANTAGTATTAAATAGTGTNATTGATATNAANAATCAAAAAGATAATTTAGAAGATGAAAAACTACGATTATATGATAATGTATTATCAAAGATAGATCAAACCAACAACGATATTACCAATTATTTTACTGTTAATAATTTAGTTGATCAAATTAATATGAGACCAGCAAATGCAATTGTTTCATGGATAGAAAAACTTGGTGTATTCTTTGCGGATTATTATGAATTTTATATTGGTGGAGAAGTAATTGAACGTCTTGAAGATGATTTTATTAATTGTCTCCTTGAATTATGTGTTGAACCTGGACAATATCGTGGTCTTAAAAAAATGATTGGTCAAGATCAATATTTAATAATTAAAAAATTATCATTAGGAAAATATATATTATACATTGATTTACCATTCTTTTTTAATAGATATAAAAAAATCCATTCATTATCAATACCAATAATTGCTCTATTGTATAGTAAATTAAATTTAAAATTTAAGGTTAAATCTCTTGATAATTTATTAGTTAAATTACCATATACAACTATTAAGAAAGGAAGTAAAATGAAAATGTCACTCTTAGTAGATTACATATTACTTGATTATAATGAAAGAAAGAAATTTGCGGAATCAAAACATGAATATATAATCGAACAAGTTCAATATTCTATTTTTACAACTAATACACCATCAATAAATAAAATTAAATTTAACTTTAAAAATCCAACTAAATTGATGATGTGGTTTGCAAGATTAAAAGATAAAGTTGATAAAAAGCAATATTATAATTATACATTAGATGATTACTATATTGATATTAATAAATATCCAGCATTAGATGAAACTTCAAATAAATATTTTGATTTAATTAAAACTAAATATCCATATATCATAGATCAATTAGTAAATGATAATATAACAGAACAGCAAGTATTGTGTATGCCATTCGCAAATTATGACCAAAATATACAAAATGATTTAATAAATGCTGTTATACCATCTCAAACACCAATTATAAGTAGTTCTGAATTAAAAGTAAATGGACATACACGATTTAAGACATCATTTGATGAAACACAAAAAGTTAGACCATATACATTTTTTAATAATTCGTACTTAAATGGAATAAATGTATATAATTTTGATTTATATCCGATGACTGCTCAACCTTCTGGATCTATAAACTTTAGTTTTTTAAATGATATTAATTTATTAGTAAATATAAATCCTTCAGTTTCACAAGATTTAAATATAAAGACTATGACAATATCGTATAACATATTACGTATAATGAGTGGTTATGGTGGACTTGGTTTTGATATAATTTAGTTGTATTCAATATAATATTATATAATATTATATTAAGTAAATGGGAGGTGGTTTAGTTCAACTCGCTGGATATGGATTACAAGATATGTATTTAACACATAATCCGACAATAACCTATTTTAAAATGGTTTATAAAAGACATACTAATTTTTCGTCTGAGAGTATTCCTCAAAATTTTCAAAATACACCAAATTTTGGAGGAAGATATACATGTAACATAGCAAAAAATGGTGATTTAATAGGAGAAATATATTTATGTATAACATTACCAAATTTACCAAAAATTGTTGATACAAGTTTTATTAATCAAGATCAAAATTTAAAAAATATAGTTATTACGGCATGGATGGAAAAAATAGGTTTTGGATTAATTAAATCGATTGAATTTGAAGTTGGTGGAAAAATCATAGATAAATTATATGGAGATTGGTTAAATATATGGTATGAATTATCTCAAAAAAATAATAAACCAGCATTAAATCAACTGATTGGTAATTTACCGTCATTAACAGATTATATGAATGGTAGAAGTTCACAATTATTACATATACCAATTCCATTTTATTTTTGTAAATATAAGGGATTAGCATTACCATTAATTGCTTTAGAATATAGTGATGTTAAAATAAATGTAGAATTTAATAATTTAACTGATGTGTTGATAATTGGACCAACAAATTATATTACAGTAAATGAGGATATGGTTAATTTTGAACCACATGAAATGTTATCCCAAACTATAAATAATATTACGACATATGGTAAATTTATAACATATGATGAATTAACAAATAGATTATATTATATAAAATTAGTATCAACATCATCATTTGTTTCTGGAACAACTATAGTTGGAACAAACTCAAAATATACTGTAATGCCTAATGGAACAGAATATAATTATTTAAATAAAATAAACAATGTATTTAGCACTGATAGTATAACATTAGGAAGTACATTTTTATATGTTGATTATATATTTTTAGATAATAATGAGAGATTAAAATTTGCTAGATCAAATCATGAATACTTGATAGAACAATTACAATTTGATAATGATAAATCTCTTATTAATAACAATAATAAAATAAAGATATTATATAATCATCCTACTAAATCACTCTTTTTTGTAACACAGTTTGATTATATCCTTAATTCAAATTTAATTGATATGTTTAATTATACAAACAGTTATGATAAAAAAATTGGAACAAATATTGTGACAAATGTTCAGTTTTTATTGAATGGTAAAGATAGAATAACACCAAGAGAATCACAATATTATTCATGGATTCAAAATTTTCAGAATTTTCAAAATGCAGCAAGTGAAGGTATTAATGCCTATTCTTTTTCAATTAATTCTCAAGAATTTCAACCTAGTGGATCATGTAATTTTTCACGTATAGATGATATTACTATTGTTTTAACAGTTGATAAATCAATTAGTTACCAAAATACAGCAACTGCTCGTATTTATGCATTAAGTTATAATGTGTTACGTATTATTAACGGAGTTGCTGGATTAGCATTTGATAGTTAGTTTATTTACCAGTTGAACCAAACCCACCAGTACCACGCTCTGTTTCATCCAGAGTTTCAACAAATTTTACACCAAATGGTTGAAGAGTTGGTAAGCACAGTTGAAAAAGTCTCTCATGTTTATTAATAGTGTAGGGTTCAGTAGAAGTGTTAAATACTTTTGCCATGATGTTACCACGGTATCCATAATCAATAATTCCAACAGAGTTTGCCATTATTAGTGGAGTCTTAGAAATACTTGATCTTGGGTAAAGATAGTAGCCGGAGACAGATGGAAAAATCGGTGAGCATCTGATTTTAAGGTCGACTGTTCCAACTGATTGAGGAGGAATTACAATTGTATCAGGACAATACAAATCATAACCACTATCTGTGGAATGATTTGATTTTTCCTTATAGACATCGGCGAGAGAAGGATCTTGGAATTGGATAGAGAGTGAAGTCATTTTAATATAACAATATTATATTAAAATGTAAAATGATGATAAATCAATTTTTTTAAACTAAATCTAGATTGATATTAAATAATTTAAAAACTACGGACTAAAGTTAAGGTTACTCTTCCTAATTTTCTTTCTAACTTTGCGACTCTACCGATTGAATTATTGTATTCTTCTGATGCGGATTTAAGATCTGTATCATTTGTGATATTTTTTGTTAAGTTACCACTGGAGTTCATTGAAATAACTGTTTTTAATTGTTCTGCTTTTTCCTTTGCTTCTTTTTCAGCTTGTACTAATCTTCTATGTAAATCTAATATAGCACTTTGAGCTGAAGGAGTTAACTTAGAACCTAATTTATTTATTGCATCATCTAATACAAATTTTAATTTTGCAGATAAATATGCATTTTCAGGAACGATTTGCCAGTTATTGTCTCCCATACCTCCTTTGAGAGGTGATCCATAAACAAATCTTCCGTGTCCTCTCATTTCAATTGGTACATTGGGGTCTAATGAGCTACCACCAACTAATTGGAATTTTAATGAATTTCCATAGTTGCCAAATATTCCATTCCATGATGATTGGATATTAAGGGGAGCCATTTTAAATAATTTCTTTTGACGATTATCTAAAACGAATGCGAGGGCTTGTGGGCTTAATAAGCTGTCAAAAGAGAAATCTGTATTTGGGTTGACACTAATTGGTACTGCAGCAAGTCTTCTGAGGGATGCTGGTGATCCTGTGAATTTGCTGCTAATAAATGTTCTTAAATCTTCACCAACATATCCTTGTAAAGTATCAATATTATCTGCTAATTTGGCAACTAATATATTATATAAATTATTATTACTATAATTACCCATGAAAGATGGTGATGGAACTCCACCACGTTGATTTAATATAGCAATTAAATTTCCAACTTGAGTACTATAGGCGATAGATGCACCTTGGTAGAGCATGTGAGATAATGCTTGGATATTTATTTGTTTTTTATTTTCAGGGTCAGGAACAAGACCAGCATTACTCCATGTAGCATGATCTATTAATGCAATACCATGCCATATTGCTAATTCTCTGACGATTGTCCATTGTTCTACAACTTCTTGAGGATATCCTAAATTTTTGAAGTCAATCCATGCATTTGTACCGGCAATAGCAGCAGCAGCAGCAGCACCCCGGTCAATAGCACCTGCTACAGCAGACGCATGAACATTTGCAGCGTATAAATCAGCTGGAGCTTGACCTAATGCTGTTGTTAATTCTGTTGCTGCTGCTGTTGTTGCTGGTGCTGGTGCTCCTGCTGCTGCTTGTGGTATAGCAGCAGCAGCAGCTGGCGCTGGCGCATTTTCAGGTAATAATGCATTTAATTTATTGTAGGCAATCATAACTCTGGCTTTGTTATATTCGGCTGCATTAGTAGGAGAAGGAGCTGGACCGCCAGCTGCTCCTCCTCCTGGCATTGGTACCGCCGCGAGTACAAACGCTGACCATGTTGTAATAAACCCGCGTGTAGTGGCTTCAATATTATTTGCTCCTGCTCCTGCTGCTGCTATTCTTCCAGCAGCTGTTCCAGTTGCTGGAGGACCAACTGCTGGTGTTCTGCCGGCTGCTGCTGCTGGACTATATCCTAATACGGATAATGTATTTGCTAATCCAGGAAAATCATATCCTGCATAAGCTCCTGCTCCTGCTCCTGGTGGTGCTCTTGGAGCATCACCACCAGCATTGATGAGTGATCTTTGCCATAATTGAGCAAGTGAATGATCACTTAAGTTTAATTTAGATGTTCCGACGACTGGTCCTATTCCTGCCATTATATATTATATATTATATACTTATAAAAATATTTTCCTTTAATTAAAACTAAATCTTTTTTAATAAATTTTTATTAATTTTTGTTGAACTATATATAATTTCATAGAGTATTCCAATGATAATACTCACAACAATATTATCACTCCAATTGCATACTCCAAATAATACTAATTTTTCAAAGTTGTCTCCCGCTCTTAAAAGTGAATCTAATATTAATAGCATTTGTTGTTCTGGTCTTTGTGCCAATAATTTATCATCTCTCAAACTATATTCTTTAAAAAAAGTTTTATTTCGTTCCACTACAATTTCATGTATTGGTTGAATTATAAATTTTCCTTTTCTAAAATTATTCTCATCATAATCATTTAATAAATCTATATATTTTTCTGTATCTATTTTATCTCCCAAATCTTCATTTATTTTTTCAATCCATATATCAATATGCACTTTATTTAGAGCATAATGAATAAATAATCCACAAATAATAGTACATATGATCTGATTTGTATCAGTTGTGTATTTTTTAATAAAACTTTCAATTTCTTTAATTAATTTCTTTTTATCATTAATCTTTAAAGCGAATGGTATAGCTAAAAATATTAAAGAATAATATTCTTTTTTATCACCTTTATTTGATAATATTTTAAGTGTATTTTCAGAAATATCACCAAATTCACATTTATTTCCAACAATCATTTTAATATCATCTCTTTTATTAAATTCATTATATAATTTTTGATTTAATTCTAATAAACAATTCATCCCTATTTTAGACTTAAAATGTGTTATCCCTCCACATTCAGATATTAATAAATTATAAATATAAATACTTGATGTTACAACAAGATTATAATTTTGTTGTTTTTGCCAATTATCAAAACCAAATTTTGTTGCTTTTAATTGTGATTCCATCGCAATTGCATTAAGAAGATATATTATTTTATAGTTACTGAGTTCCATTTATAATATAAATATATAATAATATTATAATATATGGAAATAATTCAAAATTATATAAAAGAGGATTTATATGAAATTCTTGGAGTTAAAAATGATACTTCTTTATCAGAAATAAAGAGTAGATACAAAAAATTATCAATTAAATTTCACCCAGATAAGTATATTACAAGAACTGAATTATCAAGTGAAGAAAAGAAAACATTACAAGCACATTTTAATTTAATTAATATTGCCTATAAAATTTTATCATCTGAAGATACTCGTAAACAATATGATAAATCACGTAAGGAATATTTAGATGCAGGGCAAATATTTGATTTAAAGAAGCAATTTAATAATTTTGAAAACTTTACATATGGAGATGAAGGAACTGCTAAGAAAACATTTGCTGAAGAAAATGATAAAATAAATGTTGATAATGAGAAAGTTGCTGAAGATATTCGTCTCAATACTGTTAAGAACTTAAATAAAAAGTTTGAAGTCGCTGCAAATCCAGATTTAGATTTATTTCGTAACAATACCAAAGCAAAGGAAGAATATATGAGTAAATTCAATGATTTATTTGATACATTTAGACCAAAAGGAAATCAAAATACAGAAATAATGGCATATAACGGAGATGATAATGTATCAACATTTGACGCAGCATTTCAAATATTAGATGTATCTCATAAAGATTTTAAGGATAATAATATGACATTGGATGAAAGAATGAATTTATACAAGAAAGATTTTGAGGAATCTACTAAGAATCCTAAAAAAAAGAAATAAATTAAACAAAAGTTTCTTTACAACAATTGTATCCACATTCAATTAATTCAATACGTAATTCTTCTGTAAGTTGATAATT